GAACGGACTTGGGAACCTAATGGCTGTCGAAGTTCGAAGCGTACAGATTACCTTCACCAAGAATTAGAAAAGATAATTTTTCAAATGGTCTCAAAAAAGTTAGGATTAGAGTACAATTATGTTCATGAAACTAGGGTTCCGACAGCTAATGACGGCGCCTTTAAGATTGACATCCTTGCATCAGATTCCAGAGGAGATTTGGCATTTTTGGTAAAGTTCATTGGAAGTTCCTATAATAAAAATCGTTTCAATTATGATAACACAGAAATCGGAGAATCGCTTAGGTTCCTTAGTCACGAACTCGAAAGAAGAAAAGTTTGTAGCTTAAACATTCTACCTGTGCATCTGCCCAGGTTCAAATCTGACGGCAGCTGTAAAGTAGAGAAGCTAAACAAGAATGATACAAGTTACTTCCTTGATTGTCTAAAAGAAGATGTATCCCGCAGAGTGCATTCTGCTAATTTATTTTTTGAAATTGATGAAACAGTTTTGGAAGCTAAAAACAGGACAGAGTTGATCGAGCGACTGCGCAACCGCGGACAACAAGCCATTAGAATTACGAATTTTGGAGAGTTTATCAAAAACATTGAAAAGTCACTATCAGCATGAATTATTATGAATATCCAAAAACCCTAACAGATAAAAAGAAAAAAGAATTAGGCATCGTATACACTCCCAAGAGTGAAGTTTCTTACATAAATCAAAGTTGTTTGGATTTATGGGAAGAGGATAGTCCACCACGAGTAATAGATTTTAGCTGTGGCACGGGAGTTTTTCTTCATGATATGGCCGAGCGTATTAGCACTCGTTACAATCTTTCCTATTCAGAGGTAATGAATAACTATATTTATGGCTCTGATGTAGATTCGGATGCGCTTAAGATATGTGAGAACCTTACTGGATGTCCGAATTTAGAAAACCGGAACGGCCTTGAAGTCAATTTGGAGCCTTATGACATGATAGTGGGAAATCCGCCTTATGTTCGGTTACAGAATTTAGATTTACTTACCCGTGAAAAGTTGGAAAGCTTTGAGTGGTGTCATGGCGATACAGATCTGTATATTGCATTCTTACAAAGAATTATGATGTCCGATAAGATCTATGGCTTTATTTGCCCAAATAGCTGGTTATATACAGCCGCTGGTAAAGAAGTCAGGGAAGAGCTTCTAACGTCTAGAAGGCCCACAGAACTAATAGATTTTCGAGCACATCAAGTCTTCAAAGGCGTCGGAGCTTATTGCAGCATTGTAATTGCCAACAACGTTACATCAGATAGTTATGTTTTTAAAACTAATTTAAACTCGGCTGCGGCTCACAATAGATATGACGATGTTAACGAAGAGAATTTCTATTTAAATTCACAAGAAGCTGAATTTTTATCTCGTGTCGCTGATAAGAAATTAGCTTTTGCTGATTGCTTTGACGTTAAGGTGGGTCTTGCTACGCTAGCGGATAAGGTATATTTCTTACCAGATTGTCAGATAAAAGATAATTTAATCTATTGCCCTGAAAAAGATCTATATGTAGAAAAAGATATTACAAAATTATGTTTTAAAGCTTCAAAGCTAAGCTACTATGACACCAATCGTCAAGATTATATTATCTTTCCTTATAACTCAAAGGGTAACTGCTATGAAGACCATTTTGTAAAAAATACTTATCCTTTGGCATATGAGTACCTGACTCAAAATAAAGATAAACTTTTATCTCGTGATAAAGGGAAATTTGCGAAGCTCTGTGAATCTGGTAAAGCTATTTGGTTTCAATATGGGCGCTTGCAGGCGATTAAAATGGGGGGGGAAAAGATTCTTTTGTCGACTCTTGATAAAGAAATCAGATTTAAAAGAATAAAACAAGGATATTTTATATCTGGCTATTGCGTCCTTCCGAAGGAAGGGTATAATTTTGATGATATTGAGAACTGCTTAAGCCATCCAGATGCGACAAGTTTTTTAAACTTAAAAGGCAAACCGATGAGCGGCGGCTATTATTCTGTTAGTAAGCAGCTTTTTAATAGTTTTAGATTTAACAAAAATGAGGATAAGAAATGATTGCAGATATAGTAGTAGGTTTGTCTTATGGTGATGAAGGCAAAGGAAAAGTAACACATCACCTTTTAAGGTCTGGCAAGTATACACATTGTATTCGCTATAATGGCGGATGTAATGCTGGTCATACCATATACCACGAAGGCACCAAGTTTGTAACACATCACATTCCAGCCGGTGTGTTCTTTGGAATAAGGTCTATCATTGGTAATGGATGCGTTGTGAATATTGATCAGTTTAATCGAGAACTTCAAATGCTTCAAGAAGGCGGCATCAATACAGATGGTTTGATTTTTATCGCGAATAACGCTCATATCATTACTGATGCTCACTTGGAAGAAGATCGCAAAGACACAACGATCGGTACAACAAAGCAAGGTAATGGTCCAGCATACCGCGATAAGTATGATCGTCAAGGAACATTGGCGTCAGAGGCGCTAGTTGATACACCTTATCTTATAGATTTGTATCGGGAACTTCACGAAACAGATGAAGAAGTTGTAGTCCTCTGTGAGGGCGCACAAGGCTTTGGATTGGATATTGATTGGGGAGACTACCCTTATGTAACTTCAAGCCACTGTACGTCCGCTGGTGCCCTTCTAAACGGCATCCCTCCGCAAGCTGTCCGTAAGGTTTATGGAGTAACCAAGGCTTACGATACTTATGTTGGTGCTAAGGAGTTTCACGGCGAAGGAAGAATCTTTGATTTATTACAGCAGTTAGGAAATGAGTATGGTGCGACCACTGGTCGCCCTCGCCAATGTAACTGGCTTAATGTTCGGGATCTTAAAAAGGCAATAGATATCAATGGAGTCACCGACCTTATCCTTAATAAGGTAGATATTCTACGAGAAGCAGGAGAATGGAGCTTGCGTTCGTCGGACAACGATGCTATTATGCTTAAGCTTGGAAGCGAAGAGAACTGGAAGAGTTACATTAACGGTTATATTAATAATGAAGCGTCCTTGACATTCGGGGACACCCGAGTTAACATTACATTCTCGGAATCACCAGAAAGAATTTAAATGAACAAATCAACACAAAAGACAATGTTTTCGTCAAAGAACGATAGTTGGTCAACCCCACAAAGTTTCTTTAACAAACTAAACAAAGAATACAACTTTACACTTGACCCTTGCGCAACAGACACAAGTCATAAATGCAGCAAGTATTACACTGAAAAGCAAGACGGACTTTCCAAGAGTTGGGCTGGCGAGACTGTGTTTATGAACCCTCCTTATGGTAGGGTCATCAAGCATTGGTTAAAGAAAGCCTACGAGGAAAGCCGAGACGCGAATACAACTGTTGTATGTCTTATTCCAGCGAGAACAGATACAAAGTACTGGCACGAATACTGTATGAAAGCAGAGAAGATTCTCTTTGTGAAGGGTCGTCTTAAGTTTGGCGGCTCTACTAACTCTGCTCCGTTCCCTTCTTGCGTGGTAGTCTTTGATTCAAACAATAAGACACCAGCAATGGATTACCTAACCCCCTAAACAAAAGGATTTAAAATGATTTTACAATACCATATGATTCACGATAATGTTTTCGCTCCAACGCGATCCAATCCAAGCGATGCTGGACTAGATTTAAGATGGAGCCCAGCAGACACTTCTTTAACAGCGCTGCGTATTGAGCCAGGAGAGAGTTGTATTATTCCAACTGGCTGTCGCTTTGCTATTCCACATGGTTATATGATGGAGATTAAGAACCGTTCTAGTATGGCCGCAAAGTATAGTTTGATTGTCGGCGCTTGTGTTGTCGATAGTGGGTATGACGGAGAAGTATTCGTCAACCTTCACAACATTGGAAAGACATCCGCAGTCTTGGAGCCAGGACACAAGGTAGCACAAGCAGTGATTGTTCCGGTTGTTCACGCTCGCTTTGTCGCCAGCGAGACACCAGACATTTATGACTGGCATCCAATCACGATTAGTAACCGCGCTGACGGCGCACTAGGGAGCACAGGAAAGTGACGAACACTCTACCAAAGCCTATGGCTAGAAGCTTGTATCTACCAGAACAAGTAAATCAAGAGTCAATGAATAAGTTGACGAAGAGCATTATTGGAATCAATGAGAGCGATGAATACTTAAAGAAGTTATATGCGATCAATGATATAATCTACGATCCTAAGCCGATTAAGTTGTATATTGATTCTTATGGTGGCGCTGTGTATCAGTGCTTCGGGTTGCTTGGAGTTATGGCGAAGTCTGAAACTCCTATCCACACTATTGTAACTGGTGCCGCTATGTCTTGCGGGTTTATGATTCTAATCTCGGGACATAAGCGCTTTGGATATGAGTTGTCCACGCCGCTTTACCATCAGGTTTCAACTGGGTTCCGGGGCAATGTTCAGGATATGGAAGAAAGCCTGGAAGAAACAAAGAGACTACAAAAGAAGATCGAGAAGATTACACTCGAACGAACCAGTATTAGTAAGAAGAAGCTTAAAAGCATCCTTAAGAATAAGGTTGACTGGCATATGACAGCAAACGAAGCGCTCGCCTTGGGCGTTATTGATGAGATCATTTAATGAGTTACAGTAAGTCTGTTGAGTTATACGGCGACGGTATTGGAAAGGTAGAATATGTTTCACATATGGGATCTGACCTTACCGTTGTAAACTCGGCAAGAGTTTCCTTTGGGGTTGAGAAGGAACAGTTGGATGATAAAGATAAGAAGTTAATCAACTATCTAATCAAGCACCGACACACTTCAACCTTGGAGCATAACCTTGTTACATTCCGCTTTTGTGTTCCTTTATATATTCGTAGTCAGCATCACCGCCATAGAACTTGGTCTTATAATGAGATATCCAGGCGGTATACTGATGTGGATCTCCGATTCTATGAGCCAAAGGCTTTTAGAACACAGCACAAGTCTAACCGGCAAGCATCAAACGCCGAAGAGTTGATTAATCCCGAGATCACGACTTCCGTTTTTAATGAAGACGGAAGTAAGTGGGAAGGCTTTTTTATAGACCAAGAAGTCAAAAGCACAAATCTTGTAAAAGACCACCACAAACAAAGCCTTGAACTGTTTAACCAACTCATCGAAGCAGGAGTTTGTCGAGAACAAGCCCGTGGAGTTCTACCACAGAACCTTTACACCGAATACTACGGCACAGTCAATCTATCAAACCTCTTGAAGTTCATTGACCTTCGCACACACGAAGGGGCACAATGGGAGATTGTAAAAGTCGCTGCAGCCTGTCTAGAAATCGCCACCGACCTGTTTCCAGAAACTGTGGGTGCTTATCGTAGGATTAGGAACGAAGAATGAACAAAGACCTACAACAAGACATAGGGATTGCTGTCGCCGCTTTTACGGAGAATCAGAAGAGATTTATCGCGACTGGTGATCACAAATACTTTGAGTATTGGCTTAGTGCCGAAACAGAACTATTGGCAACTTTACAAGATGTGTTTGTGAGACACAAAAATAAGCACACTTTTAAAGAAATGATATTCTTTTCTCTCGTGATAGGCAGCGCCGTCAAAGGCACAATAGAAGACCTACACAGGTTTGTTAAGGAGAACGAAGAATGAGTTCCAGCATCGAAATCAAAACGGACGGATGCAAGTCTCTTTACCTTGACATAAAGACCACAGGCGTAGAGTTTGAGGTGGAACCCGGTTATCCAGAAGCGGAACTCATTACGATGTGGTTTGATCTGAAAGATAAGGAAGATCGAAAGGCAATCAAGAATCTTATTTCACATCTCCAACATCAGTTGCAGGTTCATGAATCACCCCCTTATTCTACTTGTCCTTCTTGTTCTTGGCTAAAAAGAGAACGAGGCATAGAAGACCTACACAGGTTTGTTAAGGAGAACGAAGAATGAAAATGCCACCAAGAATGCCTAAGCTCAACAAAGAACAAAAAGCATATCAGACTGCCAGAGATTGGTGGTATGTGTTTGCTGGCTTTATTATCGGAGGCATCCCAGCTTTTATTCTGGGATTTGAGTTGGCGAAATAAGGAGAACGAAGAATGAGTGAAAAAGTAAATCACCCCTCACACTATCAAAGTGGCGAGGTTGAAGAAGATGGAACATCAAAATACGAAGCAATCAAAGTTATTGAAGCCTGGGATCTAAACTTTCATCTTGGTAATGTCGTCAAATACATTTCCAGAGCAGGCAAGAAATCAGAAAACAACATTGAAGATTTAAAGAAAGCAGAATGGTATTTGAATCGTTATGTCGAGTTCATACAAAGAAAAAGTAGTTGATTACATCAATGAGGTTCTGGATCAAAAAAGACCAGAGTTTAATAATATCGCAACGTGCCCTTTTGCTGCGCCAGAGTTAGCGAACGATAAGTTAATGATCGCAATGTTGGGTGAGGATGATAAAGGATTAAAGGATCTACTAGAAGAATTCCAGCAATCTGATTATGATAGCACTCTTATTTGTTTTCCTCACGATATGGATGCTGATGGAACCAAAGTTATACAAGCGCTTGTTAATAAGATCTTAAAAAGACTTGGAATGAACGAATACAAAACAATCTGCTTTAATCCAAATGATAAGGTAGAAGTAGAAGGATTCAATCCAAGATCCAAAGCACCTTGTTTTATGATCAATGTCGCACACAAAAAAGTGTTAAATGATGCGCACAAGTCCTTGCGCAAAACAAAATACTATGATAAGATAAACAAAGAATACAGAGAGTTTTTGAAGATCAATGAAGAAAATAAGACGCCACATCCCGGGAAAGCAAAAGAAGAACAGGAAAGCAGTTCAGGAAAGACTTGAAAAGCAAGCAGCCAACTTTGGTAAGCACCCAAAGGAATGTTGCGTTTGTTCAACTCCTTTTGAGAGAACCAAAGAAACAGTTAAAACTTGGCAAGTTGTAATAAAAAGCGAGAGAGTTCGCTTGACTTGTCCAGATTGTTGGACTACAATACAGGAAGCAATGGAGAACATAGAATGATAGAAGAAGCACTCACATATAATGACGTATTAATCACACCCCAGTTTTCAGATATTGAATCAAGAAAAGAAGTATCATTATCATCAAAGTTAGGATTTATCGAGTGTGAACTGCCGATCATAGCATCCCCGATGGACACAGTGTCGGAAGAGCAAATGGCGACAGCAATGGATTCCAAAGGTGCCCTTGCTATACTACACAGATATAACAGTATTGAAGAACAAGCAAGTATGGTTACTGCTGTTCGAAAAGAAAGTTCATTAGTAGGCGCAGCAGTTGGAACATCAGGGGATTACCTTGAAAGAGCCTATGCGTGCTATGAAGCAGGCGCCGATGTAATATGTGTTGATGTTGCTCACGGTCATCATATTCTTATGAAGGCTGCGTTAAGACAGTTAAGGCAGATGGTAGGTGATGATGTTCACATAATGGCTGGGAACATAGCAACCTTAGGCGGATACAACGATCTTTGTGATTGGGGTGCGGATTCTGTTAGATGTAATATAGGTGGAGGCTCAATCTGTTCAACACGCATTCAAACCGGACACGGTGTTCCGGGTCTTCAAACAATATTTGATTGCGCCAAATCAAAGAACGCTGGATCGATTCCTATTATCGCTGATGGAGGCATTCGCAACTCGGGTGATATTGTAAAGGCTCTTGCTGCTGGCGCTGACTTTGTAATGTTGGGCTCTTTATTGGCTGGAACAACGGAATCCCCGGGCGACATTATGATTGGTCGGGATGGAAACAAACACAAGGCTTACAGAGGTATGGCTTCAAAGGACGCTCAAATGTCTTGGAGAGGCAAGACAGCATCTTTGGAAGGAATCGCCACAACGATCCCATATAAGGGGTCAGTAATAAACATTCTGGACGATCTAGAAAGAGGAATCCGTTCAGGTTTATCATACTCCGGCGCCAGAACCATTGATGAACTACAAGCAAAAGCACACTTCATCCGGCAAACAGCAAGTGGGCAAACCGAAAGTGGAACCCATATTTTAAGATGAAAAAGTTTCCTGACCATCATTCAGTTTTATCATTCTCGATCGATTCAAAACTTCACGAGAACTTAAAGATAAGATTGTTTTATGACGAGATTAAAACACAAAGCGAGTTCTTTCGTTATTGCGTGGAATCTTATTTAAGTCAGGATCCACTATTCATAGCTTTCTTAGACGATTACAGAATCAATAAAAAAGTTCAATCTAAAAGAAAAGTTACGAAATCTCGCCAGTTGCGCGAGAGTAGCGAGAAAGTGTTACAAGAACTCGCATTAACCAAAGAAGATATAGAAAATATCTTTGATATACTAGAAGAGGATTTACCAGAACTATGAAAGACTGCGCTATAAAATGTTATACACACGATGTACCCTGTGCTCAAAAGGAATGTAGGTTACACTTAGACTATGAGGATGACTTAAACTGTACTGATATTGCTGTTTATAAGCACGGCGAGATGACGCTAGAACAAATAGGAATAAGGCACGGTGTAAGCATCGTCAGGGCAAAGCAACTTGTTGATGGCGCTCTGTTGAAATTAAAAAAGACATTATCAAATGAAAATACTATTTAAAACAGCATATTCACGAACAATGTTAGGAGTTTTGTAAAAATGTCTAAGAAATCACTTTTGAACGAGTCACAGGTTCGCCAGTTCATGAAGCTAGCGAAGCTTGAGCCACTATCCCCAGGCTTTGTTGAGGGACTTAAAGAAGGCGCAGGCCGTATGAGCATGCGCGATGAAGACGAACTAGAAGAAGTTCGATCTGATGCCGCAGGTGGCGGTTTAGAGGATGCCCGAAGAGGTCACGGCAGAGGCCGAGGACCAACCGATCGTCTTGAAGAAGAAGAGGATATGGAGATGGACGTTGACGCAGCCGAAATGGAAGACGCTGCTGGAGACGACGAAGAGATAGAGATGGATGCTGAACTAGAAGCACCAGTTGACGCCGATGTAGGTGGAAAGATGGTTGCTGTTGATGATTTCCTCTCCGCGCTAGAAACTGCTTTGGAGTCCGCAATGGGCGAAGAAGTTGAGATTGATGCTGATGCTGATGACGCTGACTTGGATGACGAGCCAGCAGAAATTGAAGCCCCAGTTGATGATGCCCCGGCAGATGTTGAGGTTGATGATGAGATGGGAGCAGATGACGCGCTTATGGAAGCAGTCACGAAGCGAGTAGCAAAGAGAATCCTTATGGAGGCACTTTCTACAAAGAAGTAGTTGACAACAGAAGACTCTTAACGTATATTAAAGACCGCGATCGTTCGCGGTCTTTTTTATTTTGGAGGAAAAATGGAAATATCAACATATGAACTATCAGTGTTCGCAGTGCTTTCTTTCTTTGCGGGCACTTTTGCTAGCATTTATATATCTCGTCTATTTGATGTGATACACGCTTGGAGAATAGTAAATGAAGCAATATTAAGTATCTTATGGATGCTAACAAAAATAACAGAAGATATGGCATTCCTACAAGAGTTAAAACTTAAGCAGATGAGAGAGTCTGGATTCACACCGGAACAGATTAGCAAGTTTAAAGAAGTTGACGATCACTTCTTGACAAACTGGAAGGAGTCTGCTATAGTCTCCATAGTGAAGAGAGCCCCCCGCCACTTTAAAAGCATGATGCCGTTCTATGACTGGAACAGCGCAGTGCGGCACCTATTTAAAACCCTAAAGGGAGAAAACAACTAAGATGATTATGTTTAATAACGAAAGCACAGAAACAGAGCCTGAGGAAGAGGAGGAGATCTCTGAGCGCCAAGCAGCAATGTTAATGGCTGCGGCATTAGAGCAGCAAGATAAGGCACCCAACACCATTGGTTTAGTTGGAGACTTAAACGAAGAATCAGCACAAGAGTTATACCACGGTTTATTACAGTTAAACGGCGGCAGCATCTTTCCCAACCCTAGAAAGGAAGATGAAGAGGAAGAAGACGATATACACTTTCTAATCTCAACTGCCGGAGGAACTGTCTATGATATGTTTGGCGTTGTGGATATGATGAGGATTGTAAAGGAACGTCGCGACATTTCTACATTAGGCACCGGAAAGATCTTCTCTGCTGGTGTGCCTATCTTGGCGGCAGGAACCAAAGGCAAGAGGTTTATCACTCGCAATGCTCGCATTATGATGCATCGTTGTTCAGCCGGAAATATGGGAACGACAGCCGACATTAAGGCGACACACGATGAGGTGCGACTAATGGAAGATCAAATGGTACAGATAATCGCAGAAAGCTCAGAACTATCTGTGGGTGAGATACACAACATGTTTTCAAAGAACACAGATGAATATTTCTCTGCGCAAGAAGCAATTGAAATGGGTCTTGTTGATAAAATCATCTAATTAGTATTAGCAACCGAGGATATAAAATGAATATTGATACACTAGTTAAGAGTTTTTACTCTGATAAAGATGAAACCGAAAGTCTTATTAATGAGGTACTAAGTTTCTTAGTTGGAGAGACTAAACCAGTAATTACTGAACAAACGGAAGGAGACAGATCTTTAACAATTGATCTGATTCCATCGCCGCCTGTTAGTGAACTAGGTTGGGGCGCCCTAAAAACTCCCGAGGAGGGGGGCACTCCGGTTGATCCAAAGTCGCGCCGCGCCCTAGCTCAGTATCTCAAGAATATTCCCGGTGTAGACATTAAAGCCAAACTAGCAGAACTAAATAAGGCTATGGATACCGAATATAAGCCAACCGGCAAGACGGCAGCGGAACAGTTGCAGCAGATTATTTCTTATTTAGTCTTCTATAAGACATTAACTCAGGTTATAACTAATTTTAATGCCTCAGCTGCCGGTTTTGCATTTGAGTCGTTTTTGGCTGTCCTTCTAGATGCTAAGGGTGGCAAGCAGGTTCCAGCAAGCGCCGGCGCCACTATCGCTGATATTGTCTTAACTTCTAAAGATAACTTGCCCATTTCTTTGAAGCTCTACAAAGAAGGACAACTTAAAGTTGGAGGTTCATATAAACAGTTGGTCGATGATCTTACGGGCGAATACCCACTTATGCAATATATTGCAGTTACAAAAGACATATCTGGAGAAGGACCAACGGCGCAGGGTTTGCTCAACTTTTACGGATTCAATTTTACGAAGGATAACTTTCTAGAGATTCTTGCTAAGAGAGCAAAAGAGCTTAATCTAATGCAAATTCCTGGAATGTTTTTTAAACCCGTAGAAGAACTGGAAGACGAACTCAAACAGGGTGGTCTCCAACAGCTTCTAACTATCCCTGGACGTAGCGAAGTGAATGTTCAACCAATCGCAGAAGATTATCTGAACAGAACTATAGCCTCCGTAGAAAGTGCGTTTGGCAAAGATATTGCAGAACAGTACAAAGAAGCTTTCGATGCTTATGTAGACGTGAATACCGGAGATTATAAGCTCACCAAGGGACAGTTTTCTGCTACCCCTGCCTTTAAGGGCAGCGCCAACTTAGTGAAACAGATAGAACTAGAAAAGTCCCAACGCAGCCAACTGTTACAATTGTTACGAAATGAGTACGAAAAGTCCAGAAAGGCTAGGAGCAAGAAAGCTAAAGGCGGCTCAGCACGAAGAGATAAGATCAAGGATTTAGGGTACCGCAGCCCGCGCACATCTTACAAGCGCCTCCTTAAGCTTCAAAAAGAAGCTAGCCCAGAGTTATTTGAGGCCGCAATGAAGAGTACGATTGGTTACATCACCAATAAACAGTTCGAGCTTTCAAAGGGAGATCTTCTTAAGATGGGAGAGATTGAAAATAAAGATAACCTTTACCCGTATGGAACATTTGAACTCGGCAATTTAAGAGTTGGGTCTCAAAACATTCAAAACATTTTAGATAACTCAGTTAATGAGTTCAATGAGAAAGTGTTTACTATTTTTAACGATCTCAAGACTTTATCATCTAGTCTCAATGGATATGTATCTGGAGGACTTCAAGACGATAATCTGGCAGATACTGCAAAGTCCTCCGCTGAAGATATTGCTAGCGGTACAGAAGAAGTGGCGTCGACCAAAGACACTGACTCCCGCGACCCCGCTGCCGGTCTTGGTGGCGCAAAACAATGGGAAGAATAAAAATAACTTGACATCTCAAACATCTGTGTTATAATACTAAAATAAGAAAGCGAGGTATTTATGCCCAAGTGTGTATTCAATGACCGCCAGAGTTTAAGCCAAAAGGTTCTGGACGGTGTTAACAAGTTAGCAGATAATGTTTCAGCAACATT